AATAGATATATTCGGAGTAAGAGAAATGCCTAAACTAAAACCTGTAGTTGAAAAGATTGTACTGCAAGCTAATCGAGATGCGATGCACGGTGACCTTATGGTTAAGGTCCGACTCAACCGTTATGACTTACGGTTTATGTCTAACATCGAACAGAAGTACTTGTCTAAAGACAAGCCACTTAGTCCAGGCCAGAATGAACTGTACGAAAAGATTGTACACAAATATAGAAAGCAACTCAGGAAGCTAGGTGTAAATTACAGAGATGTAATTGCATTGCCATGGGAGAATGGTATCATTGAAGTTGATACGTTAACTCAGCAAACATATTTCAGACTTGCTGAAATTGACAATAATACTGTGATCCAACTTTACTTTAACTTTAACAAACAACAGATTGAAACAGTTCGTGAAATTATTCACGACGACGGCGGCAATCATTTAAACCGCGGCACCACCGTTAGTTTCGGTAATGGCCAAAAATATAATTTTACTTGGAACAAGGACGACAAGATTTGGCAAGGTCCATTTAACGTATATCTATTTAAACGGTTGTACGAATTCTCTAAGAGTATTGGAGTACGAATCGAAAGATCAGTAACTGAGTTTATAGAGAAAATGGAAGCACGTGGATTAGAGAATGCTTGGACACCACATGTACACGTAACCGACGGGCAGATTTATATCAGTCACTTAACAGAAACGATGTTACCGTACTTAGAGGATATTGACTTCTCAGATACGTCTGTGCAGAACTTAGAGCGTCTGACTAAGCTGGGATTAACAGGCCCGTGTATGCACGGCGCAATCGATCAGTACATAAATAGTGTATCGTCAAACACCAAGCACAATATTATGAATGACGATGACGTTAACACTTTAAAGAAATACGTTAAAGAGAGTGGCCGCAAGGTACTTCTTTATTCGACAATTGGTTGGAAGCCATCTAGAGATTCAATAGGATTCGGGTTAACAGAATGGGATGATAATGTACTTCGCGTAAATGCCGGAGACGTGAGTACTGCCGAAGCAATTGACAAATTCAAGGAAGAAGGGTATAATACATTAATATCCACAACGGCCATTAGCAATCTATTCCTTAACCAGGATCAGATTGGTAAGTTTGCATTAGAAGCAGACAAAGTACTATACATTTCAATAGCAGGGACTACGTGACAACAGCAACTATAATAATAAAAGATGAAGTCAATTGTAAAATACAAAATTTAGATTTAACTACAAGACAAAAATTATCCAAACGTTTTAAGTACCAAGTGCCTTATGCAAGGCACATGCCTTCGTTTAAGCTAGGAAGATGGGATGGCAAAGTAGCGTTCTTCCAGCTTGGCGGTAGTACGTATATATCAATGCTAGACGAAATCCTTCCTATACTTATAGACGAAGGATACGATATACAGTTAGACGATCGTCGCAACTACAGTTCGCATTTTGAATTTCCGAAAGTAGATGTAAACACATTCTCACATATTACATGGCCGGAAGGACATCGCTTTGAGGGCGAGCCTATTGTATTGAATGATCATCAAGTAACTTCCATAAACAACTATCTCGAAAATCCACAGTGTATGCAGGAAATCGCTACCGGTGCAGGCAAGACAATTATAACAGCCGCACTTAGTTTATTCGCAGAGCCATATGGTCGTAGTATTGTAATTGTACCTAACAAGTCCTTAGTAACACAAACAGAAGAAGACTACATCAACATGGGGCTGGACGTCGGTGTGTACTACGGTGGCAGAAAGGAATGGAACAAGACGCATACAATTTGTACATGGCAAAGTCTTAATCAGTTATATAAGGATTCAAAGAATGGCAAAGCACTCTTAACACTTGATGAATTTCTTGATGATGTTAAGTGTGTTATTGTTGATGAAGTGCATAGTGCTAAAGCAGATGCACTGAAGGCAATGCTCACAGGCCCAATGGCGCACATACCTTTAAGGTGGGGCCTGACAGGCACAGTACCAAAAGAACAATTTGAATTAAAGACTATTGAATGCAGCATAGGTAAAGTTATCGGGCAGGTATCAGCAGCAGAGTTACAGAAGAAAGGTTTACTTGCTAACTGCCACGTACACATTAAGCAGCTACAGGACAACAGAGACTTGGGTAACTACCAAGCAGAACTAAAATACCTGCTTACAGACCCTGACAGGCTAGATCACATAGCTGAAATGATCATAGGCCAATCATTAACAGGCAACACATTAGTACTTGTGGATAGGGTAGTTGCGGCTACTGAGTTAGCATTACGGCTACCACCAGACCGTGCATCAGTTGTAACGGGCAAGGTAAAAGTAGACAAGCGCAAAGAAGAATATGATGAAGTAGCAAGCACAGACAATAAGATTATCATTGCCACATATGGAGTAGCAGCCGTAGGACTTAATATACCACGTATCTTTAACCTTGTGTTAATTGAACCAGGTAAGTCTTTCGTTCGCGTAATACAAAGCATAGGGCGAAGCCTACGTGTTGCTGACGACAAGGACTACGCAGACATATACGATATAACAAGTAACTGCAAATTTGCAAAACGACACCTTACAAAACGTAAACAGTTTTATAGGGAGGCCGAGTACCCATTTAAAGTAGAGAAGATCCACTGGAAATGAACTACGCCACAGATAAACTAATTATCATGCGCTACCCGGGCTCGTGCGGTGGTAAGTTCTTAATTAATAGTCTTGGGTTAAGCAACGATGCAGTGTTCCAACATGCGTGGTACGCTGAGCAACAACTGATTGGTAAGTTCACTCCGACAGATAAGTTACAATATCTGTTAACAGAAATTAAAGATGTGTACACTGGATGGACTGATCTCAATTTGGGTTGTTTCCAAATGTTTGGAATATTCACTGAGAACCAGACGTTAGACGCAGAATGGGATCCGATTCTTAGCGAGGTAATAGATAGTGGTAAGTATTTCTTTATTGTTGCACACGGTACAGAAGATTATAATAGGATAAAAGGTATATGGACTGGCGCCAGCAGTGTACAGTTTATTAATTGTCCTAATTTTATACGGACAGCCCGACTAGAAGGTCGTGTTCTTAAGTACGCGGCGGTTGATGACGAACCCGAGCACACATGGAACGCAGAATGGTTCCTAGATGAAGATGCCACTACATTACACATTAAAGATTTATACCAAAAACTTAACCTCAGTGACTTTAACGAAAGTTATGTTAGGCAGCTTTTTCGTATGTGGAGAGATAAAATAAAAACAAGTACGGTGTATTACTAGTGGCTATAATGGGACATTATTCTTACGGGTCGGACGTGATGCGGATTGATACCAGATCTGACGATATAGTAATAGAAGAAATTAACAGATCGTTACCGGACTTTATAGCAGTACCAGTAAAAGAACACATGGAACAAGCGAACTATAGATTTGGTTGTATGCGTCTAGATGATTCACTGGCAATTGAACAAGAGTGTTTTAGGCTGATAACAGTCTGGACAGACAGCATCGACAGCACTATGATGGCCGCCGACCACGGCTATGCTCATCCAAAGTTTAACCCATCTGAGATTGTATTCATTAAAGATATACAGTGTCAGCCTGAGGTTGCATGGGCAGTTGACAATTCGTTTGATGGATTATATGTACTGCGAAGCGAGGACCCTAGTTTAACTAGTACAAGGTTTAGGTTCGCAGTGTACATGAAAGAAGAACACGTTACCTTTTGGAAATTAAAATACAATGGCAGATAAAAACAAAAACAAAAACCCGATAGACTTCTTCGGGCAGACAATTGGAGCAGGCGACTATGTTGTTGGAGGACAAGGTCACGAACTTGCATTATACCGAGTGTTAAGACTAACACCTAAGATGGTACGTATTGCAAAATTTAATGCAAAAACAGATGCAGCTAAAAAAGGAAAGTTACGTTACAGTAACGAACTACTTAAAGTAGATAATGGGCTAGTCACGTTTTATGTTATGAAGAACTAGACAAAAGCAGTTAAAGGTTATATAATAAACTATGAGAATCCACACGCTTGACGACACGAGTTTTGAACTCAACACACTACCAGAAGAGATAGATGATATGAGGTTTGCTATTCTTGATAATAGCAACCCGACCGAACCAGACTTTATGTACATTCCATTAATCTTCTTAGAGAGCTTTACTAGTCCAGCACTAGTATTAAAGATAGGCAATCATAAAATTAAGATGCCCGTAGATTGGGAAATCATAATTGGCGAAGACGAAGTTGGCGACCTAGAAACATTGCCGCTAACATCTATTAACGATAGAGACTTTAAAGCATTTCAGTTTAATAGTTTATCTGCTTTCAGACCAACGTTTGAATTGATTGAAATAATAGATGTATACAGCGAAGTAAATTGGTACGCACCTAAGTTAAAGAACGGCCAGTTTCTTGCAGTTCCATTAGAGGAAGGCCCGAAGCCAAGATGCGTATACTTTATTAAAGAAATTTCACGTAACTGTGAAGTGATTGATTACAATAGTTTATGGTAAGATAATGGCAGCACCACAAATACCACTAGGACAAATAATTACAGCAATGGACCGCAAGGATAGAGACTTTTATGATAACTTGTCTGAAGAGTTAAAGAAAAAGTTTAGTCCATTCATTATGCTGAAGTACAGCGCATCACTTGGACCTCCGAATAACTTTAATAGGCATCTACCACTTCCGACGCCAGACATGATGAACTATTATTTACAGGCAACCAACTATCATGCCAACAAACACATGTTTGATCTTGCTAAACATCCGAAGCTACAGTGGTTGATGCTTACAACAGTGAGTCCGGCGATGGGCGATCAATCTCATGTATGGATCAAAGGTAAGCCTAAACCTAAGAATGTAAACGCACCAATTAAGAAGCAGTTGTTGGAATTGTTTCCGTTTATGAAAGAAGATGATGTTGACGTACTAAGTACATTAACAACTAAGAAAGAGCTCAGGCAATATGTCAAAGACCACGGCGAAAGTTAATAGACTAGTTACTAGCGGATGCAGTTACATGAATCATCATGCATTAGGTGGTGGTCCTGAGGATTTAGCACACCAATTAGAAATAAACAAGTTTCACACGCTGTCAATGGATGGTCTATCTAATAGTGCTATAATCAGATTAACAGTAGCCGACAGTATGCAAGCGACTGAACCAACACTGTACATTGTTAGCACAACGTTCTTACAACGGTTTGAATTGCCTATACTAAGAAAAGTAAATAACGAGAAGTGGGGATCATTCGGAAATGCAACGCCACTTGATACTAGAGAATATGATGAGTGTGTGATTGACTTAGAGAAATACGTTGATCTTCATATGCAGTATAGTATTAACAGCGTTAAAGAACATATATATTCGCTGTACCAGCAGCTTGCAATGATGATCGATAGTGTAAAATCGCGTGGACATAAAATTGTAGTTTTTAATTCAGCTGAACAGCTACTAAGCGAGACACAGTTCTTAGATCCAAATGATGTTAGATTCTTAGACAACTACAGTACTGAGATCATTGATAGGCTCGAATGGCTATCAGTTACATGGCAGCATGAGCAAGGGGTTAAGCCAGACCCGGCAGATATAATACAGAATATTCCGTGGTGGAGTCAACACCCAGCAGCAGGCGAACACAGATTCTTAAATGAATTCTTAACTAATTACATTAACACAAACAATATATTATGATAGAGGCATCTACTAAAACAGACACATACGCTTGCCAGTATTGTCACAAAGAATTTAAAAGCGAGCGCACACTTCTAGTCCATGCCTGCGAACAAAAACGTAGATGGCATGCTAAGGACGAGAAAGGTGTCACGCTTGGTATGCATACGTATGTTAAATTCTATCAGTACAACCAAGACAGAGCCAAA